CCCGTGCGACCAGTTTGTCAGCGATGACAATATCGTCCCCGAGAAGAGCATAAGCCTCAAACCATTGTTTGGCTTTAGGATATGCCTTCGAAGCGGCAAATTGCACAATAGCATGATGTGTCAACGCGAGCATAGCCCACGAAGACAACGCGCCCATAGGCTGACCGACCGCGTACTTCACCGAACTAAAACCCAAGTTATAGCTTTTGGCTATACGAGGAAGTTGGTAAGGCTTAGAAACGAGGAAGGTCCTCCACAGTGACGCGAGCTCATCACCCAAGAGCGGTTTCAGAAGGGCTTCCTGTATCACTACAGGGAGTCTATCCGTTGCCGCAGATAAGTCGAATGATGCTACATATTCTTTCCCGATAAATCTCTTAATCAACCGCTCCACAGGAGCAGTCTGATCAAAAGTTCCATCAGTAGGAACACATCTCAACACACTAAATATCCACTCATGAAGAGGTTGCATGAGAGCCTGAGTAATAAGGTTCACCATGGCAAATACTCTGATCTTCCCTGGTTCCTGTTTGAAACCTAATTTCCCGAAAAATAACGGTTTCCCGTAGGTCTTACTAACATACACGCGTCTTGCAGCTTCTTGATTAGAGAAGCCTCGTAAGAACGCAATAGGGGTTAGCTTAACCATGACCTTTTTCGACATTAACCACCGCTCCACTTGTCGGTCGAAACTGACAAATGCAACAGCGATATCATGCCCAAAACTCAAGCTATCTGTTAGCTTTAACCAACGAACAAGGCCACGAGACATAGCGTTGTCTTGCCACCAGACCAGCAGGTCCAGTGGAAGGGACGCTATGGAGCTCATACCTTGCGAATTGGGGGAGGCCTTCAGAATAGGAGGAATCTTGGTTACTCTTAAGTTCCGCTCAGGATCAAACTCAGGTACGTGCTTAGCATGTACTTTGAGCAGATCCAGGAAACGCGGTACCCATTCCTGCCAATCACTTAGGTAAGACGACTCGTCTAACCCAGGCTCAATAATAGTCTTAAGCTTAAGACTTCCTTTGTAAGGTAGTACTCGGTACAAACCAAACAAGGAAAGCCAAAAACGAATTATTCTTATATCGCCAGACGCGATCAAGCGTCGATGATTAACATTGATGATTCTTGGTATCCCGCGTCTAGTTCGAGAGACATTGCACCCGAGTTGTTTTGGAGAAGCGTCATGTTGTCCTCCTGCGAAATGCTGCAATAGCAGATAGCAGGTCTTCAAGTAGATTGCCAATCCTCGACTTCCCATTTTAAGGTACATCTTGTTCGCGTTCTGAGCGAATCCCCAAGTAACTTTAACATAGCCTCTAGTTAGGTGCCCAAAGACTAACGGGATAAGTCTCAGACTTTGTCCCGCTAGTTTTGTCTTGGTTTTTACTCCAAGAGACCAATCCATAGACCGCTTCACTAAGCGATTATAAAGAGTCGTAAGATTCTGCATAATGCCGTGATTTGGTTGATAGGATTTTCGGTTTCCTCTTCCCTCC